ACCATACTTATTATCTATCAACCTTAAACTTATTACTTCAACGTCCATTTTATCTCCTTAAATTTTCATTTGACATGTAGGTAGGGAATTCCATCCATTTAACTTTGCATAATACGATTTGCACTGCGCCTATCACGCTCTACATGTTTTGTTGTACTACTACTGTTCCTCTGCAAATTGCGAACAGTATTGCTTCACAAAGCAGTAATCATTACAGCGTGGCGTTTCACCTAATCGCTCTTCAATGTGGAAAGCACTTTCAGGTGTTTTAGAATCTACATGTTCTGTAATCCAATCTTCTGCTTCTTTTTGAGTATCAAGAACCCGCTTAGCATTCTTAATACCTTTCTTCATTACAGCCCATTTACTTTCTTTGCGCCATGTTTCAGAATCAGTACATAACGGTAGATTATCAGATGATAATGCCTGCGCCGCTATGTGTCCCTCAACTCGCTCCTTTATGAATTCCTCGGTTTGGCTATAGGGCCAATGAGGTACGGTAAACGTACTCAGAGCACACTGTGGATAATTTCCGCCTTGCTTAGCTTTGTTTATGCTCCAATCCCGAAAGTATGCAACAGCCATACATTTAGATGTATGTACACCTAAGCACCTTTTTAAGAGGTAAGAATAGACGTTCATCTGTGCAGTCCATTCGGGTGAAACACCACGAATTGCAGCCCAAACAGAAGTAGTTTTGTAATCTTTGAGTAGGTCCCCTTCTACCCTGTCAGGCTTTCCAACTAATTCAATTTTACCAAGTTTTAATTCAAGTTTTTGTTCTATTAGAGCATTGCTACCCCCTGCCTGTTGGGCAACTAAATGAAATGCTCTGCCCATTAACATATATATAAGCTGAGAAGCATCAATTACTAAATCATTCCAATATCTCCTTTCAAGTTCTCGTTGGCGATATGGTGATACCAAATTAACCACACCAAATCTGTGCTTCTTCGGTGGATATCTTCCTTCCGTTAATATTCTAAATAATTCATCTGGAATATCAAATTTATTTGTGTATGTTGGACCTTTAGTCATCGTTTTTTGGGATACTCTTTAAATATTTTTTTCCGCCAGGATTGTTTAAAATTTCTTTTTTAACTTTTTCTGTTTCAATTTGTTCAGTAATAATTTTTCGACTTACGTTAGCCCTAACTTTAGGATTGTTGATTTTAATTGTCGATTTATACCAATCACACATAGTCCTACAGTTGTTATCCTTTTTAGTTTGACGAGCTTTACACGTTTGTATATGTATCCAGCAACCATGCTTATATCTTTTGCTTGAGCCAGCCTCGCACCACACATAGTTATTTAACAAGTCAGTATTGTTTTTTATCTTTCTTGCTTTTGTTTTAGACATATTAAACCCTTGTTGCTTTTGGAATGCCAACCCCGTGTTCATATTTACGTGCCTGAAGCCATATCTTTTTTAGTTCAATAGTTCGTAAAACAGCCTTCTTTTTAAGAAAACCTGTTGCTTCTTGATATGTTTCAAAATATCGCGTAGATTCATCAATATCTTTATCAACATAATCACGTAATAATGTATTTGGTTCTATAGCAATGGCTACCCTTGTTATCCAACCATCACGATTTTTGGTTCGCACTCTTCCATATAACCATTCTAATATTAACATATCGGAATTAACTCTCCATAAAGTGTGTAAGGCTGGCATAATTATACCCCTATTCCATTTTTTGTTTTAACAAACACTCAATAATTACTGTATTAACTTCTTCTGTTGTTAAATAATTAAATCTGCGAAGTAATGTTATCGCAGCATGAACTCCTTTTCTAATGTGTCGTACCACTTCAACGTTTCTACCATTGGGATATATCACGTGATGTTTCTGTATAACTGACGGTCGGCCTTGTTTCATATCCCATATCCTCTCTATGCGTTGACGGGGGCGCGTTTGTATTTATTGATATATTACGATGGTGTAATCTATTGCGTCGTCTTGCCCACCGAAAAGGTGCTGGAGCTAGTGCATTTAAATAATTAACAGCACTTATTGTTTGTCTCTGTGCACGGGTTGATGTTTCACATGATCTACGCCATTTTTGCAATCTACTTATTTTATTTAAGTTTTTTATAGACACCATAAGGACTAATGATATTATCTGTATATGGCTATACACAATTAATCCCAAGCAATCACTACATACAACCATTAATTGATCATTAGAATTTTCTATCCTAAAAAGATTAGGATTAAAATATTGGCTACAACTACACCATCCGATTGGTTTAGAAGAAAAAAATGGATTAATTAAATCTTTATTTTGTATTACCACATTACTATATCGCGTATCAAATTGGTGGGTTATGTTATTTTTAACAAATGTAGAGAGATAATTTTCTGGAATAGGGGTTCTATTAGACTGAAGAGGCATTTCACAATTTCCTTTATATATAATTAGTTATTGTTTCTATTGCTCCCGCAAAAGACGTTTCGTATAATCGCATTACAGCACCAATGGAATCTTCTTTTGCTCCACATCCAAAGCAATATCCAAAATTACCCTTAATTAAAAAGCTTGGATTTGTGTCATGATGAAATGGGCAGCTAATTGTAACATTGTCTTTTTTTAGACCAAGAATGCGATAATATGGCACTGTTCTTGCAACCTCTATTTTCCTTTGTGATATTTTACAAGCAAAATTGCATGTTTGTAATTCCATTTCTAACGTTCTTTTATTGTTCCTAATGGTTAAAAAATTTTGCTCTATTATTTTTTTGGCTAACTTTGCAAGCGGGCCATCATGAGATATAGTTTTAAATTTAGACAATAGAGCATCGAGTTCAATTTTTATGGATTCTAATTTATCAATTAGAAATGCCCTTTTTTTAGACATTGCCCAGCCCAAATCAACATTAAGTTCTCTTGCAGCATCTATACAATGCAAAAAATTGCGGTTTTTATATTGGTCATCAAAACTATTTTTCATCTTCCCTGACCCACTCATTTATTAATGGAGTAATTATTGCTCCACCAGATATAGAAAATGTTCTCATTAATCCGTTTGGATTTATCGAGCTTGCTCTATTCTTAGCTTTTCGTATAATAATTTGACTGATTGATGGCGTTATCGCCTCTAGGGATAAATATATTCGCGCTTTTTCAGCTCCAAATGATCCACCACGACCGTATTTGGTTCCTTCAGACTTCTGTATTGCAATAATTGCCACACCACGGTTTAGCTTATCTCTAATTTCTTTAATTTGTCCAGCTACTTTAAAAAAACTGTCAGATATTTCTAAATAATCTATTAGATTTATTGCATCTGGCTCAATTACATCGGCAAAATTATCTGATCTCTCATATGCCATAAATTTCCACCAGTCAATCTCCTTGTCAAACATATCTAATCTGTTGCGTAGCTCTACTGCTCCCATTTCTGACGAGAAATAAACAATATCATTTGCATGCTTTACATTATTAAGATAAATTAAATTCAATATAAATGCTGTCTTACCAGACTCAGGCTCTCCTGCAATTACCGCAATTGTTTTTGGGTATAGGCTCACTAACTTATCAATTTTTAAGGGCCAGATTATAGGAAATATGGTCTTTGGTGCATTTTTAAAATCAATTTCATCAATATCATGTACAATTATTCTAAATGTTCCACTCTTTATTGGATCACGCTCGATGATTCCTTCTTCGATTAAACGAATCATATATGTACTAATATTTTTTTTATCAATCCGACTTGTAACCTCAAGCGCATTATATAGCTCTTGTAAAGTAAACTTCCCGAATTGAAGTGCAACAAACTCTCGTATCTCTAACATTAAATCAGTTACTTTGCGCATTGTCTACTTGCTTTTTCCATAAATCTATTAACATATCAATTTCGTGCTTTGCTTTTTCTAAATCTTGTATCCCATCTTTGTCTTTGTATCTACATATTCGCTTTATTATACATCCCTGTAAAAAAGAAAGTTTATTTCTCTCTATGAACTCTGTGGGCTGAATAACCATATTTTTATAATGACTTCCGCCAATTTGTATTGACCATGGGTTCACTATATGCTCCTGTTTGTTAATGCCCCAGTAAATTGAGTCATAACATTAAATAATCGTTCTGTTTCAAGGACATCATTTTTACAGTGGTCTAAAATATATTCCAATGATTCTTTATCGCTCATTAATGCTCGTATCCAATACTCATTTTCTATATGTGTCTTATGCGTTTTACCAAATACCGTTCTACAAGTGGTTTCAAGTCTATTTGAGTTCTGTCGCAGCTTATTCCGAACCATATAATATAAATCAGTATGTAGAATCTCGCCATATCCAGGAAAAGATACACCTTGCGACAAAGCGCGTGTTCTTATAAACGGTATATCGAATTTTGTTCCATAAAATGTGACTAATCTATCGAATTGCTTCATATCACTTACGCATTTTTCAACTATTTCTTTATCAAGATCCTTTTTAAAGGTTTTTGGTTCAGTGATTCCAAATAAAATTTCATTTTTCCAACTTTTTTTAATACAATATGCAAACATAACTCCAAAGTTTGCAGCTAAATTACTTGTTTCTATATCAAGAAAACCAATCCGTTCTGGTGGTCTTACCTCTGTTAAATAACATTCATAATGTTCTATATAGGGCCTTCCATGTCTCAAACAATTATTGTTCTGCATCCATATCAAGTCCGCTTTCTTTGTCTTGCTCATCTTTGGTAATGACATTTACTTCCTCATAATACATCTTTTTCTCCAATACTGAAATAAGTTTGTGTTTTACTAATTAATCATACAATTCTTTATTATCAGTTGCCTCTAATTTAGTACTTTTTGTTTCAAGCATTCTTTTCTTAGAATTTATCACCCACTCTCTAGCTAAATATTGTAAAAAATTATTTAATTTAGAAACAGATACAATCCATTTCTTCATCTATTTGAGCCATAGTTGTTCTATATACTTTATCTATAAAGCTTTCTTCTGTATTGTCTGCATTATCCCCAATGCAACTCTGTTGGGAATAACTGCCTAATCGTTCCCTTGTTTCGCATATCTGTTTTTTTTTATTAATATCACTATTATCTTTAACTTTATATGTTTTTGTTTTTGAATCATAAGTCACCCAATTACCAGTATATGCATTGCTAGCAAGCCTTGGTAAGAGAGCAATTTTTTTACCCTTCATATATGTGTCTTTAATCAGCACTAAATAATCAGTAATCATATCTGAAATCATTGCAGCCCGTACTGGTCTCATAATATTAAATGTACTCGCCCAAAATATTGTATTTTCTTTCTGTCCAATAATTAATGGGTTTCCTGCTGATAATAAAAATAATTGCCTACTGTTGGTTTCAAACAATGAGAAAGCAATCGAACCACTAATTGAATATAATGCATCAGATATTATTTTAAAACTTAGAGCACCTATTCCGTTAGTACTTAATCGTAATGCCTCTAAAATAGCTAAACTATCACAAACGTCTTTTTCTACAAAATCATCAGAATTTAAAATAACACCATTATGCGCTAATATATAATTGTTTTGCTGTAGGGGATGATTATTGGTAAATACTGTTGGTGTTCCCTGTGTTACAGACCTTGTATGCATAATACATATTGGAGATTTTATAATTTTATCCCATGGAATATGCTTAGAAAATTCGCTAGCTTCAATTGGGGCTTTGAATAACTTATAATCATCTTTTTCTTCCCAAAAGATACCGGTTGCATCAGTTCCTCGACTTGAACACTCTAATAACATTGCACGTAATTGTCGTATTGATGTCGCTGGTTTTTTGCGATCTTTGGTTATAAAACCACATAATCCACACATAGATTGTATTCCTATCTTCTTCTAGCTAAAATATTTTGTTGATTTACTTGTTTGTTTAATCTTCGCTTTTTAGCCTTTTCAAAATGTTGCATTCTATATATATAATATCTATGTGTTTTTGTATTAGATATATCGAGAAAATTAAATATGTCAAATGTTATATGTTTAAACGGTCCATGCAAATATTCCTCAAGTTCTTTTGTGGTCAATTTATTTGCTAATCGCATAAATGATAAACAAAATAACACCCACTTTTTAACTTTCTTATAATTTAATGTTCCACTATGACCCCGAAATTCTACTGTACGCTTATGTGTCCATGGTGCTATATTTAATATATTATACCTATTAGCAGTCGCTGGATTAAAGGCTTCTGGTCGCGAATTTGTTAACTTAATACAATAAGAGTTGTTATGCCTAGTTAATGGAAACACTTTCATGATTTCTAATTCAGATATATACCACAATATGGCCATTTTTGTTACAAGTTCTTGTGACGATACCCCTACATGACAATGCAATCCACATGAACCATTTACGCTAGAAAAGGGACTTACTATGCTTAATGCTTTCTCGATTACTGGAAAATCATTCTGTCTTAATGGCGGAGTAATTAACTCTATTCTTTCTTGATGTTTTTTTGTTGTCTCAATAGAACTATCATATTCAACTCCCCATTTATCTGGTGAATGTTGATGATATTCAAAGACTTTTGTATCAACTTTGTGTTTTTCGTATAATATATCATTTTTTCCTTTAAATGTTCTAAATGCCCTTACCAGTCTTGATGCTATTTCTGGTCTGGTTAATGAAGACATAAATTCGAATTCTAGTCCAAATGTTTGTTTCATTTAATTTGCTATCCTAAATTATTATCAGCATTATAACTTTTAGAAACCACCATTAAGACCTGTAAGCGTTTCAAGCATTGGAGTGTTCGGGCTAATGCCTTAATAGATCACAAGCTATCCATGCATATACAAATGGTGTTATTGGTGATTCCAAAAAACTATAATACATCATAACACATAAATAGTAGATTGTCGATCCATACCATTTCCTAAAATAGCTATAATTTATGTATCTGATAGAAGCTTCCAATTTTTCTACCCTAGTTTTTTAGCTTTTCTCTGACATGAACAAACGCATGCCAAATACATTCATAAATAGCTATCGCACTTAAATAAACAACTATCATTAAAATTACAGCATAAGGATTTTCACATAAACATCTAACGCTACAGGCTGACAACCCATAGCATTATTTAATAGCCCCGTACTCATCACATTAGCTGTCGCACAACACTTAATTGCAATGTAGAGATTTAAATAAATAACATAGCTATCAGCGGAATGCAAACTATAAAATTTTGGAGTAGCCCGCAGATGGATTCCAAGCCCCTGCGGATACTTCCCATGACCCGCTCATCCCTTTCACCTCGCAAGGTTTCCGGGAATTTATTAATACCATTTAAAACATTTAATATAGGCTATGATATTAATGCGCAGGAGAACATGCTGCTTTGTTCCAATTGCAACGGAACATACAAAGAACAACTGTTTCAATTGTTCCAATTGGTAATTAAATGGGGTTATTTTCCCTCATCTATTACCCCCTAACTCTGATTTATTTTGTTTAGGGCTGAGTCCTTTAATTACCAAATGCAAAAATTGTTCCAATTGCTTTATACTTCTGTCCCTGGTATCCATTCGATTAAACAGGGATGGTCTTTTTTCATAAAGTCTTTAAAGTTAATCTCATCAGCTATAGATGGCATCTCGGAATCTCTATAAATCCAATAGTGATAGTTTTTGCCGCTATTAGTCGTCATTATTAATCCAACGGGCTCTGGACATTTGGCCTTCATGAAAAGAATAAATGTCCTGTCGCTTTTGGTGTCCACAAATATCAACGCAACCATTTCTTCAGAAATAAGTCCTGCTTCCGATATTCCTAATAAAGAAAAATCACCATATTCTTCTGGAACCAAAACCTTAATTGTATGTCCTCGAAAGGCAAGGTTAGTCAATGCCATTGTTTTGATAGGTGTTTTGTTGGATAATGTTCCCATAAAAGCACAACAAGACAACCCAATAAGAGTCACAAGGGCACTAATAATAAAAAACTTTTTTTTCATAATTTATTCCTTTCAATGGTTATTAATAACTATATTGGAACACCTCGTCTCAATGTCTTTAGCGTTTTTACTGGTATACCACATCTAGGATATGGGCCATTCCATCCTTCAAGCGCCACACACTCTTTATTATCGCATGTTTCGTTATATTCATGCAAGCCATAATGTATGCATTGAAGCATGTTACAATATTTACTTGATATGCATTTTACTATCATACTATTCCCATCTAAACCCTATTATACTACTTATTACATTATGTCCATATTCATCTTGTTCAAACGGATTACTGGAGTGAGTAAATCGTAATTGAACATCTATATATTTATATATAATTCCTATTCCAGTGCCCCATTTTCCGATAGTGCTATCTGCTAAGTCTTCTGCATTATTATTAAATGCATGCCCTAATCCTGCAAATATACATATATATTTCTTACCAAACATCCTTTTAACTTGCAATTCACCAGAAAATATATTAACCGTTCCGTCATTATAATGCTTTGATCCTTCAATTCCAATGCTTAAATGCCAATTATTAATATTCTCTCCGACATCAAACCTAATAGATTTAGTACTTACTTCATTTTGTCCGGCGCCAGCACCAACAGATAAACAATAATCCATTGAATATGCTATTGTCGGTATAAACATAAATAATATTATCAATATCCATTTCATTTATCTTCCCCCCATGGCACTCATACTATTTTTCTTTCTGCTTTTTTCACACCATATGGCATAATCCTTATGCTTATATGACCTACTTTTTCGGGCAAAGAACTTGTCCAGATAGGTTATTTGACAAGGTGCCTTTTGCTTTCCAGGAGTTCTACTAGCATGTGTTTTCTTTCTATCCTTAAAGGAATTTCTATATCCCAACGTCTTCATATTAGTGTACCATAATTTGGTGTGAAATACAAACCATTTTCCACATTGTGACCATTATTACGCTACATACAAAAGCCGTCCACAATATAATGCATAATGCCTTGATTGTTCTCTTTATCTCTTGTGTTATCATATATACCCTCTAGAATAGGACATAAGGCATGCTGGCAATATGGGGAGAGTGCTATTTCAACATGTACCTTATGCCCTTAGTGGTTAGAAATATCTTGGTACTGACAACTTATTAATTGTCAATATGGCAATAATTGCATTGAGAGACCTTGGATGTGCCATAACTGATTTTTCAGCTAATGACACATACATCCTACCAGTAGAATAAACTGTTGGATATAATCCAATTTTCTTTTTACCAAATGTTCTAACCCTTTTCATTGTGTTTCTCCCCTTATTTCTTTTATTTGATTATTTAATAAGTCCTATTTCTTTTAAATCTTTTTCTCCAACAACTTTACATTTATATACTCTGAATTTTCCGTCTGTAGCTGTAGGAATTGCTGCTATATTTTTGGATGTAAACTCTACTATCAAAATATGGTATCCTTTTTTCCAATTTTTTATACACCAGTCAAGGGTGGCCAAAGAGATACCGAATGAACACTGACGTTCAACAGAACAATCTGCATACTTTACGGTATATGTTTTTCCAATTTCATATTTAATACCCCCAAAAAATGGACCTCTATATAAATTGTTAACAAGTTTATAGGCTCTAATTTTTCCAATTTGATCTTTTAAAATTAACAATGGTGTACATAAGTTAGGATTTATACCAATGGTTTCGATGAAATTAGCACCATTGAGATCAGCACCATTGAGATCAGCACCATTGAGATCAGCACCACTGAGATTAGCACCACTGAGATTAGCACCACTGAGATTAGCACCATAGAGACTAGCGTTATAAAGATTAGCACCACTGAGATCAGCATTACAAAGATCAGCACCATTGAGATCAGCACCACTGAGATTAGCACCATTGAGATTAGCGTTATAAAGATTAGCCCTGCTTTGTTGAGCCAAATTTCTTATAGAATCTTCCCCCTCAGTAATAAGCCTTTTTGAATATTTCCTTCTTATTTCATTTATTATTCTATCTTTCATTGTATTTCTCCCCTTAATGTCTCTATTTTGTTAATATATGTACTTATTAATTTACCATAATCACTTGTTTCTGGTATTTGTCTAATGGTTATTTTGGCAGGTTTTTTTCTACAATTAGTATTTATTTGGCGTACTACTTCTTGTGTCAATTGCTTTGGTGTATTGCCTAATACTTTAAATATTCTACGGGAAGTGCGCTGCTTATACATTGCAATGGCACCATATTTGCGTGCATTATTATTTTGCATAACCATATAGACGTACATAATTTCCCCCTATCCATTTGTTATATGGATTCTACCATGTACTTCATTTGGCAATAGTTGAGATACTTTCCCAACAAAGTTTTTTATACATTCCTGTCTGGTGTTTCCATTTCCATAAAAGAAATAGTTGAACGGCTTTATTGTAACTTTACCATGCATTGACCATGCTTTGTTATAGTCATCTGCAATAATTGGATTTTGTATTGTTGCTTTAATGTCTATGTTCATTGTCTCCCCCATAAAATATATATTATACACAGTAATGTTATGCTTCCCAAAAACCATATCAATGATATATAATTAGAGGTATATGGCCATAATTCAAACATTTCGCCAAAGTCAAACCCTATAAAACCATTCGGACTCATATTTTATAAACCTAACTTACGGAGGATTACATTTGCAGATGGTTTAGATGTTTGTTTAGGCTTTTCCCCCATTAAGTATATCATTGTTCCACGCTTGCATTGACTTGTCTCAATATACTTAGCTTCCGACAATCGTTTAATTGCCTGTTCCGGGTCTTGATAATTTCCAAAGTATTTTCTAAATGCCTCATTAAACCCGCAAGTATTAATACATATACCTGCCCTTTTGCCGCGTAATGTTTTTATGGCCTTTATGGTAAAAGCACTCATAGATATTTTTGGTATTTGTGCATTCATGTTCTCCCCCTATCTGTCCATTCTCGTTAGCATGATAGTACCTGTTGATATTTCACAAATACCTGTCTCATTTAGCGATATTTGGTCTACCATATCTAAGTTATACTCTTGCGATAGATAATATATTGCATGCTGTTTATCGCCAAATTCCCCTACCGGCCTACTGGCCACATGTGCTTCATACATAACATTCTCCCCCATGTTATATGTTAGTAATAATACCAATTGAGTGTATAGACTCTATTATGGCCTATACACTCTCAGGCATTATTGCCTAACCGAATATCTTGGCCAAAGCTGTAGCACCGCTATTGTCTACCCTGGCAGGGATATCACCGGGTAAATATAACATCACGCCTCGTTTTGCAGGTATGATCACGATATCGCCTGCATCGGCAAGCTGTTGTGTCATGGGTACTGCGCTTTCAACGCCAAAATACTCTTTCACTGCTGCGTTAAACCCGCTAAACACACTGTGAATACCCTTGTAACCCTCTTTACGAAGGGCTACAATTGCCTTATGGGTGAACTGCTTTGGGGATAACTTATCAGCGTTATCCTTGTCATTGCCCTTAACGGCTTTACCGTTAACCACTGTGACTTTCTGTGACATGTCTTGATCCCCTTTCATGTTATTGGGTATTGTGTTGTTGTTGTTGGGCGACCGGCTCGCCCGCGCATCTCTTTCTCTTGAGTTGCTTCTCGAAGATTAGAAGCAACGAAAGAGAATACTAATCTTGTAAAGACTAACATACTCTGCATAACTGTGCATCTCTTCTTCTTTTTAGCATAATATAAGATTCTATACTATAATATAAATATATATAAGAATATAATATTAGTTATCTTGTATATAAGCATAGTAAAGAACTACTTCTTCTTTCTTTTTAGTAATATATATAAGATTAGTATATAATTTCCGCGCATACACGCGCATGGGAACCCTCCGAAACGTCTTTCGCATGATCGTATGCGTGGTATATTATATTCACTAGTTCATATATAACCTAAATATAAAAGAATACTTACCTATATATAATATAAAATAGGTCATATAACCTATATAGTAGGTCATACTATATATAATATATATACTATATAGAGGGCTTCGCAGAGAAAAGATGGTGGGACCCTAAGATTTTTCTTGACATGGGAGAAAAAACATGGTATAATAGATAGAAAATTAGGAAAGAGGGGGTAGGGTCCCGCAGGATACCCGTAGGGTCCCCCGGACTTGTACTGATTCATACAAAATAATTGTATCTGGGTATACAATTTACTTGACAAACAGAATCAGATATGGTATAATAGTTAGAAATTGAAAGGAGAAAAGAATGAATCTTAAAGAATGCATTAGGGAAGAGCAGGAAGCTTGGGATAGATATATAGACATTAAGAAAGATCCCAAGACACGAGACCTACAGGAGTTCTATTATGATGAATATAAAAAGAAAAATGAAATTCTTATACAGAAATTAGATGAAAATATTGCTGAGGATGATTAAGGTGTGGACCAAACAGGAAAGAAATTGTATAGCATTGGCTACTTTTAGTATTTTATATTATATATATTATATAAATATAGTAATTATATAGGTTTGGGCCTGAGTTGGAAGAGAAAGAAAAAAGAAACGGTTCCTTCCCCCTCACACTCCCCTATCTTCCACTATAAAAAAGAAAGAGAAAAGAATAAGAATAACTATAACATACTGTTTTATAGTTATATACTATTTAACAATGAGACCCCCCAAGAATTATTACTTCCTGTTGGGGAAAAGAAAGGTGATTAAATGACAAACGATGAACGAAGGATTGAAACTTACAAGATTCTGAATCCTGAGACGAAGGATGACCAATTTATCTGCCGCCCGTCGGGGGTGATAGAATGGGTTTGTAAGCATGGTGTTGGGCATCCAATAGATGCTAACATCCATAACGGAATTCATGGATGTGATGGATGCTGTGTCCACAATAGAATGGTGGCATCAGCATGAAAAAAGAAATATTAGAAGAAATAGAAAGAAAATACATGGAAGAATATAAAGAAAAGAATGATGCAGAAAGAAACTTTTTTGCATTTACCTCAACAAATACTGATATTTCAAAACTTAAGATATTTGTATTTGATATTGATGGGATTATATTTAACTATTATCTTGATACTGGATATAATTTTTCTGATCCCATTCAATGTAATATTGATTTAATAAATAAACTACACAACAAGGGACATAAAATTATTTTGAATACCGCGAGACATGATAAATATAGAACCATAACAATTAAACAGTTAAAAAAGTGGGCAGTTTCTTATGATGAATTGCATTTTGGAAAACCACAGGGAGATTTTTATATAGATGATAGGGGTATTTCTACTGATAATTTAAGAAATATGCTATCACTTGGAGAAATATAAAACAAAGACAAATGAAGACATACAGAAAATATAACGAAACAGAACGATACAATGTATTTTTTATAGCTGATGAACATTATTTTCATGAAAATATCCTTAGATTTCATCAACGACCATTCGAAAATGTATTAGAAATGAATGATGCGCTGATTGTTGCAAACAACGAAGTGGTTAAATCAGGGGATTCAGTATATCATATAGGAGATTTTTCATTTGGTTCAGTGGTTGATACTTGGAAACTGCTATGCAAACTCAACGGAACGCATTATTTTATAGAAGGTTCTCATGATGATACAATGGTTCGCATGAATAGGAACCACAAATATCCCATCAACATGATTGGCAGAATAGAAGTGATTAGGATTGGGTCTATACATTGCGCTCTTTCCCATTATGCGCTGGAGATATGGCCCAAGAAACACTATGGTGCCGTTCATTTTCATGGACATTCGCATGGAAATTCCTGTATGAGAAAGAATAGGGCTGATCTTGGGGTGGATGTTATCGGCTATAATCCAATATCCATCGACCATGCTATGGAAATAATATGTGATATAAATGAAAACATAAAGGAGATGGATGATGCCATACGATAGTAGGATGCATGGATATTGCTTGAGATGCAAGAATCCTGGACGAGATAAATGTACAAAGTTATGCGATCAGGCAGAACATTATACCAATCAGGATTATGTATATCAGAGAGAACGACTCATGTGTGATGTGGGAAGCGAATATTCTTCTGAACCCGAATTGCCCTATATTGGTGATTTAATTGAAAGCTTTGGTCCATTAGAGTGGAATATATTGAGGGCTGCCGGAATACCCGATCTAGAGATTAAGATGCTTCAATTATTTCATATTGAGGGTGAATCTTATCGAAAAATATCCCAAAAATGCTGTTTAGGGGTTAATGCCTGTAAGATACGCCTATCTAAGGCTAGAAAGAAATTAAGACACTTTTTTACAATAGTAGAAAGAGAGAATAATAATGAAGTGTAAACATGGCGTTGAATCAACACAATGCGCTTTCTGTACAGGAATTATAAAAACAACAAATTATCGACACGGACAACCACATCCGCATGATCTTGTAAGCTTATTTGATGGTTTAGCACCAGAAGAAGATTATGATTATGAAGATGAAATTGTCGAACAAGAAATAAGTTTAGCCTAATCTAAAAGGCTGGATGACGGGTGGGATGCGTTAATCTGTGGTGGATTAACAACAAAATAGAGATTGATATGATTAACTGGAAGTTTGTCAAAAATTTTGAATCATATGAATTTGATGACCCACGGGTTCCCGGAAGTGGAAGTCAAGTTAATGGGGAACTTTTGTTTAAACTTCAAAGTCTTAGAGATTTAGTTGATTTACCGATTATAACTCATTGGAAAGTCGGCGGTTGTGTTGATATAAACGGAACCCATGGTCATGCAAAGAATAGTTACCATCTCAAATCAATGGGATGTAAAGCATGTGATTTTCATTTTGATGATTCCAAAGATTTTATAGACCCAAGAAAGTTATATAGGTTTGTAGAAGAAATCGGATTTGGTGGAATTGGCGTTTATTATGATTGGCACTGGGATGGAAAGCTTTTACCAATTGGATTTCATGTTGATGTGCGTCCAGTAACCAAGACACAAAGATGGGTTAGGCGCGATAACAATTATTTATATCTATTGGGGAGGTAAAATATGAAAATTAATAAAATTAAAACATTGATATTTGGATTAATTTTATTAACATTTGGCGCAATGGGATTTTCAGCATGTGAGGTTTCACCAAGCAAGCAAGCCATATCTCAACTTAAAACAATCAATGGGGTTGTTCAATTTGAGGTTTTTGGAGAAATGACTGGATATACTTCAAAAATTCTTTATGAAAAAATTCAACTCATGAAAATTGCTGGATTAACTCATATGAAAATTTTTATAATGAGTGGTGGTGGAAATGCATTTGACTGTATGGGCGTTATAGATGTGCTTCAGGATGCCCAAAAGGCAGGAATTCATATTACAACTGTAGGAATAGGAATAGTTGCAAGTGCGGCTGTACCTGTGTTTTTATGTGGAGATACTAGAATAGCTGGCCCCGATACAATTTTTATGCTTCATAAAATTGAACGTCCATCATATTTAGATGAAGATACAAAAGAAATTATTGAGCTTTTGGAATATCAATATCAATCATTCGTAGTTGATCATTCTAATTTGACCTATGAACAAGTTGATAAAATATGTGGAGACTATACTTGGTTTACAGTTAAAGAAGCCATTCAATGGGGAATGGTAGACCAGGTTTTATAATTCAAGGATAGACAATAATGGGATTATTAAATATATTACTTGGACCTATAATGACTGTTTTAAAGGGAACTGGAATTTTAAAAGACCCGGAAACAGAACTTAAAGTTCAAGAAGCAGTATCAAAACAGCTTGAAGCAAATCAAGATTTCTTTTTACAATATTTTACTGCAACGATAGGAAAGGATGAACCCTGGTATTCACCGTCTAAATTATTTAGACCGCTTTGTTCATTTTCAATTGTTATATTTTATATCGTAGCAAGAATATATGGATTAGAGTTTACTCCCATGGACCAAACAATATTATTTGGTGTGGTTGGTTTCTGGTTTGGGGGAAGGACTTTAGAAAAATTAATAGGAAAAAATTAAATGGCAGATAATGATTTTTTAGTTAGGATACAAAGGGTTGTTACTGAACTGTGTGATGAAGTAGATAATAAATGTAGCGATCCATATAAATTTGTATCTATGTTATATAATACAGAAATGTATATATGTCAACTGTTTGGACAAAGAATGGAGCGTCATTTAGACGGATTGAGAAGGATAAAAAATGACAGTTAGAAAATCAAAATCGGGGTCGGGCTACGAAACCGTTCATTGTCATGGAAAAGATAAGGGAAAAGTAATTGCTAAGTTCCCGACAAAAGCTAAGGCAATGGCTCAGCATCGGGCTATTATGGCAAACAAAAAGAAGGGTAAATAACGATGGCGAAGAAAGGTAAATTCAGTTTATCGTCAGATAGAAAATCTGCATTATATGAAAAGCTGGAAACACAAAAACCCCGGAAGGGGGAAACGCTTCCCACATATAATGAATTTGTATTTGGGGATGGTGTGGCAGAAGGATTTCTTTCTGCGAGAGCTAATGTAAAAAAGACCCACAAAGAAAGTGCCGTGATTAAAAAGATTAGTTCTAAGGCATCTAGTGCGATAGCAGAAAATCAAAGAAAAAAGAAAGAAGCCCTCGGTTACTAATGCCTAAAATACCAAAACATAAGACGGACGAGATAGCCAATGCAATGGCTATTCTATCAAACGAGGGTACCGAAATTCCAGAACGCTTATTGCGGTATGTAAAGTGGGGAGATAAATATCTATCTGGTAAAAAGAGACCAACCAAAAAAATGGTTGATAAGATATTGCTTGACTTTGCAAGAGATTTTAATATATGGCTTTTACAATTATCACTGGAAAAGGGTGATTTTGAAGCACTTGCGCGTATAGCATCAGAGGTATTGGATAGATATGAATCAAGACCAAAAGCTGATACAGAAATAGTTGAAGATGGAAAGGGAGTTGGCGGTATAGTTTTGTTGCCCCCACAAAACATTATTGGTGTACAGGATGTCGAAGAAAGAGATAATATGGAAACCGAATAAGGGACCACAAACCAACTTTCTTAGCCGTGGTGAAGACGAAGTTCTTTATGGTGGGGCACGTGGCGGAGGTAAGTCAGAAGCAGCATTGATGGGTGCCCTACGACATGTTGACAATCCAGAATATAAAGCAATCTTTTTTAGAAGGACATATCCACAGCTTCAAGATTTGATTGATAGGGCAAGGTCACGGTATAGGGCATTTGCACCAAAGGCTAGATGGCAAGAAGCAAAGCATAGATTCACATTTCCGAGTGGTGCCATTATTAATTTTGCTCATATGGAAAATGAGTTATCTGGTGAAGACCATCGTGGAAAAGAATATCATTATATTTGTTTTGAAGAGTTGACATATTTCTCGTATAAACAATATTCAGACCTAATAACATGTTCGCGGTCCAGCGTAAAAGAACTTATACCAAAAATAATTGCTACAACAAATCCTGGTGGACCAGGTCATATTTGGGTTAAGGATTATTTTATTGACCCAGCTCCACCCGGAACCACAATTATAAACAAAATTACGGGATTAACGCGAGTATTTATTCCAGCAAAGGTATGGGATAATCCAATACTTATTGCGAATGACCCAAGATATATTCTCAAACTGAGGGCACTTCCAGAACGTGATCGCAAGATGCAACTTGAAGGTGAATGGAATGTGTTTGAGGGTCAGGCATTGGCTGAGTGGAATCCAGCATATCATATAATCAGCCATAGAGAACCGGACCAAAATACAACTAAATTTATTTCTATGGACTGGGGATATACAAAACCATTTTCTGTTGGTTGGTATGAAATAGATACATATGATAGATTATATAAATATAGAGAATGGTATGGTGTTCAGTATGATGAAGAAGGAAAGGTGCGGGGTAATGTTGGAATCCAAAAGGAGATTATAGATGTTGCCATATCTATTGTCCAACGCACAAAAGAACCTATTTCATATGTGGTTTGTGACCCATCCATGTGGGCAAAACATGGACACGGTGGTTCTATTGCTGCTATGCTTATTTCTAAACTTCCAAGAACTTGGAGCGTAATAAAGGGAGACAATGATAGAGTACAGGGAAAAGCACAGATACACTCCAGATTAAGGGTTAGACCAGACGGTAGACCGGGTGCTGAATTTTCAGAGAGATGCATTCATACACTTAGAACATTACCTGGACTTCCTGTTGGACAAACGAATACGGAAGACATAGATACTCGGTCTGAAGACCACGCTTATGATGAATTAAGATATGCAGTTATGTCTCAACCAGCGAATGATTATATAGTATATGGAGAGGGTGGAACGACTAAAAGTCTTTGTAGGATAGAAGACTTTAGGGCTATGCGGCGACAAAAAGAAGAAGAAAGGTTAGTAGATAGTTATGGGTAAAGTTAGCAATTTTGTTATTCTTGACGCAGATGAAACAGATGAATTAATGTGTCCAGATTGTGACAGCAATACATTTAAAATATTACTAATCGACAACAAAGTTATTGGTTATTTATGTAGAGATTGTAATCTTTTTATAGAGAAAGAGAATGGGACGGATAATAACCTCGACACTGCTTAATGAGAATATGCGCTGTGACTTATGCAATGGAGAGTTGGCATTAAGTTATACTGCCGTTAAGGATGAAGAAAGTCAGGTTAGAGTATATAAGTGCAAAGAATGTGGTGCTGAATATGATTTTAAAATTCATAAATATACACCATTGACATGCCCCAAGCATATATGGATATTCTCTCATAGAATATTTATTGATACACCATTTAGTCATACAATTGAAATGGTATTTATCTGTGATAGATGTGCATGCGAACGAAGAGAACGGCAGGATACATATGGTGTTGGAATAAGCGGTCGTGTAGAAATTGATGACCCACGGGTTTTGAATACATTAATAATTAATAAATCATGGGCAAAACATTTTATAAATAATAAAGAAATATATAGAGATAACTTCAAAGATGCAACAGACCAACCCATGTATAAGGTCATAGTGTAAAGGGGTAACAATGGCTAAGAGTTATGGTGGTACAACAAAAGATCACTTGATGCAATATTATCATGCAGTTAAGAAAGAGGCTGATGATGCCATTAAAAATATCAGAACAGCACAAGATATATCTTTGGCCCAATACATGTGTAGTAAAAATTGGGGATCTGACAAGAAGAAGAAATGGCAATCAAAAATATATATACCATTAGCTAAATCCACTGTAAAGAAAGCTGTGCGCCTCGTTAAAAAAGCGTTGCTTGATTCTGAGTATTATTTTGATTTTCGTGTTGCATCAAACGATGAACAGACCAAACAGTTTGCAAACTTGATGCGCCGAGTTCTTTTAATGCATCTTAACGCAGATAAATTTATCAATACATTTTCTGAGACCATTGAATCGGGATTTGTTCTCGGTGAAATGATTATGAAAATATGGGTTGAAAATGTTCCCGGACATTATTCAATTGATGCAGCACGAGACCAATATGTAAAAAAGACATTACCAAGATTACGTTTTAAGGCTATCAATCCATATGATTTTCATTTTACTCCCGACAAGAGAATTATGATTGAAGATGAGTTCATTAAGGTTCATGATCTTATTACTCTTGCTGAAAAAGAAAGTTCTAAGATAGATAAATCAATACTGAATGAACTTATTAAGGGTGATTATAGCGGGGGAAGCGCAAGTTCAGACCGTGAAGAGAGATTACGAAAATTAGGAATAGCAGAACACAGTAATCACTTTAGAAACGATGTGTTAATATCCCACGTTTGGGGACCGGTTATTAATGCAAAAGGAAAAATCACGTTAGACAATGCACATTGGTTAGTGGCAAATGATAAGTATGCATTAACCCAACCAGAACCAAATCCATTTATACATGGTAGTGCTCCATATATTATTGGTAGTCCAATTCCTGTTATCTTTCGATATTTGGGAAAGGGAATAGTTGAAGATGTTGCTCCGCTTGAAGATGCTATTGTTAATTATGTCAACCTGCAATTAGATAATCTCAAATGGATTATGCTTGGAATAAACGAAGTTGATGTAATGTCTTTATCCGATAAGGGAAAAGAAGAAACAAAAGATTTATATCCTGGAAAACTTATAGAGAAAAGAACCGGAACTGAAAAACCAGCCTTTACGCATACCGAGATAGGTACGCCGCCGGAAAAAGCAATGTCTATGTTGCAAGAGTTAAAGCAGTTTCGTGAGATGGATACAAATATTACCGAGTATGTACAATCGCAACCCGGAAGCAGAACTGATACGCTTGGAGAATATGAAGGTAAGCGTGGATCTGCTATGCAGGATTTTGCTAGTATAGCCGCAGATATTGAACAAGGATTTATGGTTGATTGTATAGATATGGCTCGTGACCTTGTTGTTCAATATATGTATCAGTTTGAAAAATATCCAGAGATTAAAGTTATATTTGACAATGCTAAACTCAATGTTAGCGCATTAAATCCAGCGCAAAAAAGGGCATTAATTGTAAACGACCTTGAAATAGCTGGACGTGGTATATCAATTTTCTTTGATAGGATGGATAAGCTTAACAAACTGGGTGCATATGTTAAAATGCTTAATGCAATGCCGGAACCAGCACAAATGTTTCCTAAGTGGGAAGAGATTCTCAAGCGGGTTAATGATGCTTTTGCATTTGATAAACGTGAAGATCTTGTAAGAACGATACAAGAAGTTGAACAGTTACAAAAACAAACACAACAAGCGCAGCAACAGCAAATGCAGCAACAGATTATGATTCAAATGCAAATGCAACAGTCGGAATGGCAGAAAGAATTTAAACTTGAACAATTAAAAATTCAAGGTGAGTTGCAAAAACTTCGTGAAGAAATAAAATCTGATGATGCAGAACGTGACTTGAAGTGGGATATTGCTGTACTTAAAGCAACCAATGAACGTAAAAAACAAAATGCTAAAGATTAATGAGGAATGATATGTCAGTTAAGGTAATACCCATTACAAAAGAATATCGTGATGGATATGATAATATGAATTGGAATTTGGAAAATACTCGGCCCACGAGAACATCAGAAGATTTTTTTAAAGCATCCCCAGAAGACATAACAGAATTAAAACAAAGAATACAAGCTCGATGGGATTATAATAAAAGAGTTCAGGAATCATTTAATGATAGACATTAAAGAAGGATATATTACAGAGTTTGCCAATTCTAAAGAATGGCGAAATGTTATGAAACCATTGTTGGAAAACCAGATTGAATTGGTTGAAAACAAAATGGAAGGTGCAGTCTTGCCACATGATACCCATGCGCTTAAAGAGACATGGACCACGTTACGCAGACTGATTGCAATAATAGATATTTACAATGAGGAATAATTATGTCAGACCCGACCCCCACTAATGATGGCACGGCGGCAACTCCTGTTGATGATGTTAAAACATTAAAGCAGGAAATGGAAAATTTGCAAAAACAACTTGCAGAAAACAACAAAAGGATAGCTGGACAGACTCGATCATGGCAAGAAGAAAGGGCTGGTAGAGAGGCCGCAGAGGCTGCTAAGGCAGCAGCTGAAGCCAAACTTCAGCGATATTCTAAGTATGATGGTATTTTGAGTGATTTGGATGATGACAGTACCAAGGTACATACTCCTACTCCTGCACCCGCCAATGATGGAATCTCACAACAGCTAAACCAAGTACGTCTCGAACTCATACAAACAAAGTATGCAGCTAACCCTAATAATAGGGAAAAGGCTCACATTGTGGCTGACCCGAAACTTAAGAATATGGTGCTCCAAGAAGTTGGAAGACTATACTCACAGGAGCAAGCAGAATATGGTCGTCAGCAGTCATCTGACGATGAACTATTCGCTAAAGGAGTAGATGAGGTCGCAAAATTTGTTGATACCCTAAAGGCTGATGGAGCAAAGATTGTGGAAGAAGAGAGACACAACATACCAGGGAATGTAAACCTTGGTAATCGTGGGAAAGGCCAACAAGCATCCAATGCTAATACTGATGAAGAAGAGCCCATATTTATGGAGCAAACCAATGAATCAGTTAAGCCTGCTTATGATGAATATATTAGCAATAAACAGGATAGACAGCGTAAGATGCGAGGGGGTCAATAAACAATAACTTTTAAGCAAGAGGGGAATATAGTATGCCCGGACAGTTGTTTGCTACCGCTAATCAGGGCGGCTACACCTGGTCTAAACTCTTGTCAAAGGAAGTTGTCCACGCTGCTCAGCCCGACATGAAATTTACGCAATTTACTGTCATGCGAGAGCAGTGGGGGAGAAATGCCGGTGAGTCTTTTCTGTTCGATAAGTATGGAAATATAGACACACAGGGATCAACCCTTACGGAGACTTCCACTATTCCCGCTCATAGCTACAGGCTCTATCAGAGCACTGCAACGCTATATGAGAGAGGGAATTCAATTCCGTGGACTAAGAAGTATGAGCTTCTTGCCCAAACAAATGAAAGAGCTGCGCCGGTTGCTATTCTTAAGAATGACATGGCAAAGGCTCTTGACATTGCTTGTGAGGCGGAATTTGACAAGGCTAAGATTAGGTACATTGGTACAGCAACCAATGTTGGTGCAACGACAACTAATGGTACTGCGTCCTCAACATGTAAGTCATCTTTAAATACTTATCATGTGAAAGAGATCGTTGATTATATGTATCAGACTATGAAGGCTGAGCCATATGACGGTCAGAATTTCATGGCTATTTGTTCTACGGATGCCATGCGTGGTTTGTATGATGAGGTAGAGGCTATCTTGCAGTACACTAAGTTTCCTGCATCTGGCGAGGTTGGCAAGTTTTATGATTGCCGTTTTATAAAGACTAACCATGCTCTAAGTAATACCATGGGATCAAGTTCCGCTTATGGCGAGGCTTATTTCTTTGGTGGAAACGAGGGGCCGGTATGTGAGGGTGTTGCTAATCCTCCGCAGGTTATTCCTAAGGAGGTAACTGATTACGGTCGGTCAAGGGGTCTTGCTTGGTATCTCGTTAATGCCTACAAGATTTTCTGGGAAGGCGATCCCGATAACAATATCGTAAAGTACGATTCTGCATAAGGAGGAACATCATGCCTAATATGAGCTATGACGACCAGCAGTTTAATATGGTCGAGCGGGAATATCTGGGTAAACATGTTCCTACCGTAACGTTAGCAACATGGGTTACTCGATGGTATCCTAAGGGTCCGATACTTATTAAAAAGTTCGGAGTTGTTACAACTGTTGAGAGTACGGGTTCAGAGTTTAGCGTTTCATTACTTGATAGCGCTGGTAGCACTTTGGCTACAATTGTTTGTTCCACTACTCAGGCGGTTGGTTTGGCGAGTAAAGCACTAACAGGTCTTACGGCTGATCTTATTGTTGCTGGTGATTATATTGTTGTCACCGCTGATGGTACATCAGACGCAGGGTCAATGATTCCATTCATTGACTATGTTAGGTCTTATAACGCTAATCACGCCATATAAACATTAACCAACATAGGGGGGAGGGAGTATTTCCCTTTCCCCTTTTTTTCTTGGAGATTTATGAAGATTGTTAAAATAACAAATCATTGTTGTTTTCGTCTAAGCAAAGAGGCTATTGCATTACAAAATCTTGGCCATGAAGTTCATGTTATTACACAAAAGATTTCAGCATTTGCTGGTAAATTTGATTCTATTCTTTATTATTCGCATCAAGATCAGTTGATTGAGGCCATCAAACTACATGGAGATGCTGATGTATTTCATGCACACAATGAACCATGTTGGTTTGTTAATTTAACAAAAGCAATATATCCTAATATACCAGTAGTATTAGATGTTCATGATTCTATGTTAATCAGATACCCCGAAGACTGTAAAGATCCAAATGCAGTTAGAATAAGCGTTGATGAACGCGACAATATGCAACTTGCAGATGGATTGGTATTTGTGTCAGAACCAATGGCAGACATTTGTCGCAAGACATTTAATTTAGAACAACCATATACGATATTACACTCTTATGTCCCCAAAGAATTATATCGAATAGATGCATTTAGATGGATCGGTGGAGTGGTATATGAAGGTCGGGTAGATATTCCAGAAAACATGGCACCACATTCTCAATTCTTTTCATATTGTGATTATAGAGAATTAGCCAAATCATTGGCAGAAATGGGAATACAATTATTTATGTTTGCTCCAAATAGAGACATAGACGAAATGACAAAACTATATGATGGCAATGCTATATTCCAAACACCAGTTAATCCAACCGAATTAATTAGAGCAATAGGGTCTCATAATTATGGTATCCTTGGAAACTTAACGATACATGAAGATTGGAAACATGCCATGCCAAATAAGTTATTTGATTATCTGGCTGCTGGATTACCAATTATTGCCATTAATGCTCCACTGGCGGGCAAGTTTGTAGAAGAACATGGGTTTGGAATGAATATAACAGATCCCACAGAGATACCTAGACGATGGGCAGAACACAGAAAGTTCAGAAAGAACATAGCACAGTATCGCTATGAATGGTGTATGGAAAATCACATACATAAAGTTACAGACTTATATAAGGAGTTAGGGTGTCGAATAAAGTCTTAGCAATAAGTTCCCATCCAGATGATATTGAAATTGGTTGCGGTGCTACACTGGCTCAAGCAGCACGGGATGGTGCAGATATAACACTTTTGGTTCTCTCATACCATCATCAAGATTTTAAAGGATCAGATGAAAATATAAAATTGTTTGAACTGCGAAATTCAACTGAAAAACTTGGTATAAATAAATATGTAGAGATTAAGGATTTTCCGAATAGAAAGTTTTATGAACACTATAATGAAATATCAGAATTGTTTTTTGATATATCTGAAGAGATAGATCCAGATATTGTATTTTTACCAGCATCATCAGACTATCACCAAGATCACAGAACAGTATATGAAACTGGTGTTCGTGCGTTTAAAGAGTGTACCATGCTTGGATATGAGGTTCCGTGGGATCACCGCATATTTCATCCAGAAGTATTTTTTACATTGGAAGAAAAGTATATTATGCAAAAATGTGATGCTATAGAATGTTATAAATCGGTTTATATGAAACATGGTAGCACACTAAGGGAACTCATGATAAGCCTTGCCAGGGTTAGAGGATCACAGGTTCGTACGGAATATGCGGAGGCGTTTGAATGCATAAAAATGGTGCTGAGATAGCGGCTAAAAGAGATGAGCGATTAATATTTGCTTTATCTAGAAAAAGACCAAATGAATTATCATTACCGATTGGTAAGAATTGTTTTATAGATAGAACTGTTAAGATCGGAAAGAGAACAACCATCGGGCACAATGTAGTAATTATTGGTCGAGTTGTAATTGGAGACAACTGCATTATTCGCTCTGGGGCAGTCATCGGTGAGGAAGGATTCAGTTGGGGATTTGATAAGATGAATATTCCAATTAGATTTATTCATCTTGGTGGAATTATAATCGGAAATAATGTAGAAATAGGTTCACAATGCCATATTGCACGGGCAACACTTGAGGAAGCAAATACAATTATCGAAGACAATGTTAAGCTTGATACCATGGTACACATAGCCCACAATGCCAGAATAGGAGCAAGAACTTGTATGGCTTCAGGCTGTATAATAGCTGGCAGTGTTGTGGTTGGAAAAGATTGTTGGATGGCAACAAAATGTAATACAACTAGCAACATTACAATAGGTGATCGAGTCCTAGGCGGAACTGGATCAAATATAATTAGGGATATTCCAGACAATGCAATAATTGCTGGTAATCCCGCAAGAATACTAAGGACACATAATGATAGACGTGCTGATTCTTACTCTTAATGATAGTGCCAATACAGCTTGGCGATATATGCAATGTTTAAGAATGTTGGGATTAAATGTAATGGGGTTCAAGGGTATTTTACATCCATTTTATTACCCTGAACAATTGCCGCTTCATCCTGGTTTAATGCGACATGGAATAGAATGGGCAAAAAACAAATCGCATATAAATTTAGTAATGGGAATTGATCATCCAGATCTTGAACATTTTATGAAACAAGCGAAAGTTATTCATTTTTTTCATACAACTGCATTTCAAGGTCAAACAGATTTTTCTAAAAAAATAGTAATAGCAAACCATGGTGGATATATATATCGAAAGTTTCATGAAAAATGGAATGGGTTTATGAATAAATTTATAGATGCTACTATTATTCAGATGCCAGACTTACTTGACCTTGGAGCAAATAATGAACATTATTTTTCTTTTCCGGTTCAAACTGGATTTTTAAAACCAGAATATCGAGACACAACCGATGAATTACGAATAGGTCATTTTCCACCTAACGCCTATTCAAAGGGTACTGCTGATATATTTAATATTGTTGATGAAAAAATTGCTCCTAAGTTTTCGGACAGGCTCCGCTATGGTGGTCCGACAGGACGAGAAGAAGCACCTATAGTATTTATACCATGGTATAATAATCTTGATCAACTTCGATGGGCTGATATTGTTATTGATGATGTCGCTCCCCTTACACCTGGGGGACTTGGATATGGAGAATTTGGAAATACTTCTATGGAGGCTGCTGCGTTAGGAAAGATTGTGGTTGCTAATTCACTTCGTGTTCATAAATATGCTGAAGTATATGGCGAACTGCCCGAGATTCAAATAGCCAATACTGCCGAGGAATTAGAGGAAGTGCTTGCTAGATTGTTTTCCGAAACACCAAGCAAGATACATGAACTTCAAGTTAAAACCAGAGAATGGGTAGTACGCAATCATAGCATGAAGGCCCACGCCGAGAGGCTATGGAATGAAGTATATAAGCATTTAATGTAAGGAATCGCATGAATGAAATAGAACACTGGGATAACCAGTGGAAAAAAAGAATTATTTCAGATGATAGGGTTAAAATGAACATGCCTAAATTCTGGAAAATACGCAGAGAATTGTTGAAACGACCATCATTCGGTAGGGCAGAAAAACTTGAGATAGGATGTGCAAGTGGAATACATGCCAGAATAATGGCACAAGATAATCCATGGTGGAAAGAAAGATGGACTGGAATTGATTTATCTGAGATTGCTGTAAATTATGCAAAAAAAATTGGAATGAATGCAATAGTTGCAGACATATCTACATTTAAAACGGATAAGAGATTTAATGTTTTTCTGTTGCTGGATACACTAGAACACATTAAAGATAGAGACGCAGCAGCAGCGACAATAAAATCACTTGGTGCCAAATCATATATAATCTTTGGAAACATTCCATTATATACTGGTAAGTTAGCACATGAAAGTGGATGTGAATGGCCGGTTTCTCCAGCAGATGTTGTTGATTTTTTGAAGAAAGCGGGCTGCACAAAGTCAATGTGGTATTATATGTATGGAATGTCTGCGTGTCCATATATGTTATTTGAATCCAGTACGCTTGGATATGTAACGCATGATGTTGGAGCAGCAGATATGAATGATCAATATTGTGAATTTCCGAAAGAGAGCGGAAATGAGTAAAGAAGATTGCATAGTATGTCATTATCAAGCATATGGCGATACAATCCATATGTCTGTTATTATAGATGAACTAAAGAAAAAATATAAACATATCTATATGGATGTCAACGAATATGGTCTTCAATTATTTAACCATGATCCAAGAATAGATAAAATATCATACTTTGAGCCTTGGTTTCATTTTGATGGAATGAACCTAGGGCCAGGAATACAGAAACACATTCAAAAGATTAGGGATAAAAATCCAAATAAAGATGTAATCGATTTCTTTGGTTTTGCTGATTATCAATTTTTTGACACAGAGGTTGAACCCTGGTCATTTGAAAAGCGTAAAGAAATATATGGGAGGAACTGGCATGAAAGATATTTTGAGGCTGCTGGTCTTGAAGTTCCGAATAATTTTACTGCGTCTTATCCGAGCATATCATTTAATCCGACTGTATATGATGAAATAGAAAAACATTGGTATGCGCCGAATAAAGATTCTTTTAATATTATCACCCCCTTGGGCGGTTCAACCCGAAACAAGGGGTTCCCCCAGTGGATAGATGACTTTGGTATTCGTATAATAGACGCTCTGCCTAAAGCCAAGCTATTCACTGTGGGCGATCAGCATTGTCCCAGCCTTGAATGGAGACATGAAAGAACTATACATCTTAGTCATCGCAATGATAGGGCGCACCTTCCAATGGTAAATGCTATAGTTATGACAAAATATGCCAATTATGTTTTTGGTGCGGAGACTGGAATTTTATCTGCTGCCGGTATGTACGGAACTCCGAAGACTACATTGTGTACCTGTTCCTCGGTATCACAATTATGTAAATACCATAAGAATGATTATTCTATGCAAGCAGAGATTGACTGTTCCCCCTGTCATAGAACTTGCTTTCATGGGCCGAGCAGGCAAAAAGAACCATGCCCCAAATCTGAGATGATGATATATCCATTTATGCCATTATGTACAGAGAGATTTAATCTTGATAAATTATTTGATTTAATATATGGACAATATATACAATGGGAAAAACAACAATAGTATTTCGTCACGCTGGTTGTGGTGATGCGATACAGGCATCCTGTGTATTACCATATCTAAAAAATGATGGATATGAAATTACATTCTGTGCGAATAGACGTGTAAAAGAAATTCTTTCTAATAACCCACATATTAGTAATTGGATGCACTTTGAAGATGATGTAATTCCTTATCATGAATTGGATGAATGGTATAAAAATACTGCAAAACCATTTGATAAGAGTGTGATTCTTACAGGTGTAGTTGAAAATGAATTACTATATGGCCTTGGACAACCTGAATGGGAATGGACAGACGAGGCAAGAAGGGCTAAGGCAAATGGAAAGAATTATTTTGATGCTCATATTGAGCGTGCTGGTTATATCGGAGGTCGCCCTAACGGTGAATTATATTTTACGAGATCGGAAAACAGGCGAGCAATTGCTTGGAGAAAGAAACTCAAGGATAAAGGAAAAGTAATTATTGGTTGGGCATTAGCAGGTTCAGCGGCACACAAGGCATACAAACATACAGAACAAGTAATCCGATTATTTGCTAAGGTATATCCAGATAGTCATTTCGTTTTCTTTGGAGATTATATAACAAAGTTATTAACGTTTGAACACCCAAATACTGATAATCATTTTGTGGTTACTGAACCATTCTTTAGAGAAAGTCTTTTGTTTGCAACATATTGTGATATGGTAATAGGGCCTGAGACCGGAATAGTGATGGGAGCTGGCACAAAGAACAGTATACATAAAATACTTTTAGCAAGCCATAGTTACCCAGAACAGATTATAAAATATTGGGACAATGCTGAGGCCATACTTCCTCCGTGTGAGAAATGCTCCCCATGCCATAGATTGTTTAAATTTGCTGGTACATATGGAGACGTGTGTGAAATAATTCATGAGACCAGCCAAGACAATGACGATATACTTATTCCAAAATGTTGTTATCATGAACCAGAATTAGTATTGGCTGCAATCGAGAGAGCATATATAGCGGTTAACAGCGGTTAACCTAGGAGTAGCAAGTTAACATGAAGGTTTTAAATAATAAATCATGCGTTATCTGTGGGTTCAATGCACGAAGAATGACTGAACATTGGTTTCAATGTGATTATTGTGGGCACCTTGAAGACATACGGAGTCCCAATCTT